GCACTCAGTCAGGTCTTCTGCTGGCAGATCTTGACAGGTTTCTCAGAGCTCAGGATCAGAAGACCAGGGCTGCTGCTGCCACCACAGACACGGTTTACAAGCTCAACAAAGATCTCAGTGCAAAACTGGCCAAGCTCGATCAAGAGCAGGCTGCTCATGACAAGCAGATCCTGGACAGCAAGATCCAGATGTGGGAGAGTGCTGCCGGCACCATTGGTGGCAGCATGAAGAGCGCTCTGTCTGGTATCATCACTGGCCAGACTACCATGCAGAAGGCTGTGCGGTCTGTGACCAGCTCGATGCTGTCTGAGTTCATCAGCATGGCATCCACCATGGCTGCTCGGTGGCTGGTGCTGAAGACGACACAGGTGGTGGTTAACGGAGCCACCAATGCTGTCATAAGTGCACAGGACAAGGCCAGCGAGACTGGCTTCTTCACTATGGCTGAGGCCCTGCTCGCCAAGTGGGGCATCATGGAGACAGGGAAGACTGCTGCCACCTCGACGGGTATTGCCACTCGGCAGACCATGGACGAGGCTGACATGGTCGCCTCCAAGGCATCTCATGCTGCGTTCAACATGGCGCAGATCGAGGCCAACGCAGCCAAGGCTGCCTCGGGCGCATATGCCGCCATCGCGGAGATCCCGCTTGTCGGACCAGTGCTTGCTCCCGCTGCGGCTGCTGTTGCGTACAGCGGGGTGATGGCCTACGGTGCCATGGCCAGTCTCGCTGTCGGCACACCGAACGTTCCCCGCGACATGGTGGCGAACATCCACCAGGGCGAGATGATCGTGCCGAAGAACTTCGCCGAGGGCATCCGCTCCGGGCAGGTCAGCCTCGGAGGAGGGTCGCAGGGCGGGGGTGGGGACAACCACTACCACTTCTCCCCGAGCGTGACTGCTGCGCAGGGAGCGAGTCCAGGCAGCTCTGTTGAGCAGCAGGTGATGTCTGCCTACCACTACTTCCGCAACGTCGGTCGCAACGGCGCTCTTACTCTACCTGGAAGGTCTCTGAGATGACTCTTCTCTACCCCACCCTCCCCGGTCTGACATACAGCGTCATCAAGCGACAGATCGGTGGCTCCACAGCCATCGCTCGGGCGGCCAGTGGCCGAGAGGTTCGCGTCGGATACTGGACCTATCCCGTGTGGGAGTGGGACCTGACCTACGAGTATCTTCCGGACATGCAGGCCAACGGTGCGACCATCAACGACCTGCAGACCCTTGTTGGGTTTGTGGGCAACAACTGTGGGGCGCTCAGCGCCTTCCAGTTTCTCGATCCGGACGACAGCAGCAGGACCGGGGTGGTCTTCGCTGCTGGAGACGGATCAACCAAGACCTTCCAGATCACTGTGTCCACAGGGGTGGGGTCTGGCTACTTCTTCCAGCCGATCGGCTACATCAACACCAGTCTTCCGATCAGGGTCTACCTGAACGGGGTGCTCCAGACCTACGGATCTGCCTGGACCTACAGCACGACATACCCGTATGCTCAGACCATCACGTTCGCCACTGCTCCAGCCTCGGGTGTTGCCATCGGCATTGATGTCAGCTACTACTACATGGCGAGGATAAAGGAGGACACAGTGGAGTATGAGAAGTTCATGAACAAGCTGTGGGCTGTCAAGAAGATCACTCTCGTGTCGCTCAAGGGATCCTAGAATGCGCAGTGCGTCGACAGCTCTCAAGAACTTCCTGGCCACCAGACAGCCGTTCTGGTCTGCGGATCTGTTCACCATAGTGCTCGTCGACGGCACCACCATCAACGTCTGCTCCACCGACATCGACATCTCGTACAGCGGCACGACCTGGCATGCCTCCGGACCCACCTTCACTCGTGGCTCCTGGCGGATGACAAGCACGATCGACGTTCCGGACCTGCAGATCCAGATTGCCTCCTCGGGAAGCGACTACAGCGTCGGCAACTTCAAGCTGCTGGCGCACAACGGATATCTGGATGGTGCCCAGGTCACTCTGTACAGAGCAGTGATGACTGCTCCTGGCAACACTGCCATGGGCATCGTGACTCTGTTCAGCGGCCTGGTGAGCCAGATTGACATCGACGGCATCGGCATCAAGATGACCGTCAAGTCTCAGGCCACCATCCTTCAGCAGTACATGCCCCGCAACGTGTACACAGCAGGGTGCTCCTGGGCTCTGTACGGCTCTGGATGCACCCTGAGCAGGGCGGCGCACACTGCCATCCAGCTTGTCAACACCGGCACCATCACCAGCACAGTGATCCCCATCTACGGCAGCTGGATCCTGCCCAGTCTCGCCACGACCCCTGTCTCCACTCTGATCCTCGGGACCTTCATCGTGGTGACGGGGGCGGCAGCCGGGCAGCGGAGGCCGATCGTCGGTGGCGCCGACGGAGCTGGTGCCTACATCCAGCTGGGATATCCGCTCTACACTCTTCCTGCTGTCGGCGACCAGGTCTACGCGATCATGGGGTGCAACAAGACCCAGACCACCTGCAACAACGTCTTCGGCAACCTGCAGCACTACCGTGGCTTCGACTACATTCCTCCAGCAGAGACCGCATACTGATGGACTCTCCGACCCCCTCCCCGATGATCCCGACCCAGGCCATCCTGCCTCTCACGAGGGAGCGGGAGATGGAGCTTCGCCATCGTCTGGTGGCCGAGGCTCTGACCTGGGAGCGCACTCCCTACTACAACCTCGGGGACACCAAGGGAGTTGGCGTCGACTGCTGCATGCTGCTGGTCAGGTCGCTGATCGACGCCGGCATCGTGGAGCCTTTCGATCCCAGGCCGTATCCGACGCAGTGGCATCTGCACAACGACGAGGAGAGATATCTCGCCTGGATGAACCTGTGCGGGGTGGAGGTGGAGGAGCCTCAGATCGGGGACGTGGTCGTCTGGCGGTTCGGGCGATGCTTCTCGCACTCGGCGTTCCTCGTGTCGCCAGGCGTCGTGGTTCACGCTCTGGCCGACCACCGAGAGTGCAGCCGCACCGACATGAACGAGGCCTTTCTCCACTGGCTGGACAAGACCGGCACTCGTCGGCGTCCCGTCAAGTACTTCGATCTGTTCGCTCGTCTGAGGGAGACAGCTGGTGAGTAGTCTCTTCGGGTCCCCCAAGACCACCACTGTTCGCTACACGCAGATCAACCTGTCGACGTCATCGCAGGGCGTTCCCATCGCCATAGGCTGGGGGCGCAATCGCGCCAGCAATAACATTGTCTGGTACAACAACTTCCAGTCTGTGGCCTCAGCCCAGAGCGCGGGCGGCAAGGGCGGGGGCGGGGGCGCGACGTCCTACAACTACTCTGTGGCCTGCATTCTGGCTCTGGGCGAGGGGCCCATCAACTCTGTCATCACGGTGTGGTCGAACAAGGACGTCACGACCCTGGCCGCCCTCAACCTGACTCCGTATCTCGGGTCGGCGACCCAGACTTCGCCCTCCTGGATCACGTCGAACTATCCGTCTCAGGCTGTCTCCTACGCCGACACAGCATACCTGTTCTCCAGTAAGTACGCTCTGGGCAGCTCTCCTGATCTTCCCTCGCACAACTTCGAGGTCAGCTGGTACCTGGACAGTACGGTTCCTGGCTACATCGACGCCAACTTCGCAGACATCATCCCGGACTTCTGCACCAATCCTCGCTACGGCATCGGCCTTCCGTCCTCGGCCATAGACACTGTGTCGCTCGGAAGTTCCTCGTCGTACAGCAGCTCGTCGTACTGGACGTACTGCGCAGCAGCGGGCCTTCTCGCCTCCCCGCTCCTGAACAGCCAGGAGCAGGGAACCAACATTCTCCAGCGATGGGCTCAGCTGAGCAACACCTTCATCTTCTTCTCCGGAGGGCAGCTGAAGTTCGTTCCTCTTGGGGACTCGATCATTGTCAACGGATCCTACACGTACACGCCGAACTTGACGTCGGTCTACAGCCTGGGGCTGGACGACTTCATCGTCAAGCAGTCCGGCGACCTGCCTGTGACGGTGACTCGCAGCGATGCTCTCGACAGATACAACCGAGTTCAGCTGGACTATCTGGACCGCAGCAACTTCTACAACAACGCCAGTGCGCAGTGGCAGGACCAGACGTCGGTCGACCTGTACGGGCAGCTTCAGGCCCAGGTGATCTCGGCCACGGAGATCTGCACCGGGGGCATCGCGGCCACCATGGCGACGCTGATAGGGCAGCGCTCCGTCTGGATCCGCAACCAGTACAAGTTCACGCTCGGCTACAACTATCTGCTGCTCGAGGTCGGAGACCTGGTGGACATCACCGAGCCGATGATCGGCCTGAGCGGCCAGCACGTGCGCATCATCAGCATCGAGGAGACTGCGGAGCAGCTTCTCGACATCACGGCCGAGGAGTTCAACGCTGGCGTCGGTACTGTCACAGCGGCGGTGGCCCATGCGTCTGGGGCGTCTGGCGGATACAATGCTCTGGCAGCTCCAGGCAACGTCAACACGCCTGTCATCTTCGAGCCTCCCGCTATGTCGTATGCCGGCACTCCGCAACTGTGGTTCGGGTGCAGCGGGGGACCGAACTGGGGCGGCGCGCGCATCTACGTGTCATTCGACGGAGGAGCCAACTACGCATACCTCGCCTCTGTGTACTCCGGCGAGGAGCAGGGTGTCCTCACTGCGTCCATGCCCACAGGCACCTACCTTGACACCACCTCGACTGTCAGTGCTGATCTGACCATGAGCCAGGGCAACATACCCTCTGGCGCCACCCACGCGGATGCGCAGACTCTCCGCACCATGATACTAGTTGACAGCGAGCTCATGGCCTACGGCGCATCGTCGCTCGGCTCGAGCGCCTACCACTACAACATGTCCTATCTCTACAGAGGTCTCTACGGTACATCACTGGCGTCTCACGCGGTGGGTGCTCCGTTCCTCAAGTTCGACAATCTGTTCACCTACTACTACAACGTGCCTGCGGGATACGCGAGCACCACGCTCTACTTCAAGTTCCTCAGCTTCAACAACTTCGGTAATGCGCTGCAGGATCTCGCCTCTGTGTCTGCCTACACCCACACGATGAGCGCGTACTCCGGCGGCACCAACCCCGGTCCAGGCGGTAGCGGAACTGGCGGTGGTGGGGGAGGTAGCGCAGGCGGCGATGGTCCTGGAGGCATGTGATAGTCCATAGCGCAGCAGCGCCCTCTCGCCTATACTACCCGACAGATCCCTCAATCGGAGAGCCACGATGCCTCTGTCCCAGTACGCTCGCGACAATGCCCTGTCGTGGACCTTCACCACCTCGGCTCCGACCGAGCCGACCACCTGGTATCTGTCGCTGCACACCGGCTTTCCGGGCGACACCGGCACCACGATCCTCAACGAGTTCGTGTCGGGCAGCAGCACTGGCTACGTCCGCACGCAGCTGACGGGCGGCACGGCGCTGGCTCTGTCCTCGCACATCATCCAGAATGGCGGCGCGGTGACCATCGGTCCGGCCGGCAACACCTGGCAGGTGGCCACCTACCTCGGCATCTGCGACGCCTCCACGTCGGGCCATCTTCTGGCCTACGTCGAGCTGTCTCAGTACGGATCGTCCCTGTACCTGGCGGCTGCTCAGTTGGCGAACCCCGGCTCGGGCTACGCGGTCAGCGACACCATCACCCTGACGGGCGGCGGCGGTGCCGTGCTGACGGTCGACGCAGTGGCGACCGTGAACGGCGTGGCTGGCGTGCCCACTCAGTTTCGCGTCAGTGCCCACGGATCGGTCTCCTCCATTCCGGCCAATCCGATGGCGACTACGACCAGCGGATCGGGATCGGGGGCAACTGTCCTGGGAGTCTGGCTGCAGTCCCCGCAGTCCTTCCAGCTGAACAACGGCGACACCCTAATTCTCAGCACCGGACAGCTTCAGATCACCATGGAGTAGTCGATGGCTCACGTCACGGCAGACAGGATCCTCGAGACCACGACCACTGCCGGAACGGGCAGCGTCTCGCTCGGCGGCGCGGTCCTGGGGTACTACACACTCTCGTCTGCCATGGCGAGCGGGGACACCTGCTACTACGTCATCTTCGACACGCTCACTGGAGACAACGAGGAGGGCATCGGAACCTACGTGTCGTCGGGCAACCAGCTCGCGCGCACCACGGTTATGAAGTCCTCCAACTCCAATGCGCTCGTCTCGTTCTCGTCGAACTCGAAGCAGGTGTTCATCACGGCTCCTGCTGCCAAGTTCCTGCAGATCAACAACGCTGGTCTGATCCAGAACTACTCGACGACAGGATCAGGGTCGCTGGTCCTGTCGTCCGGCCCGGTTCTGGTAACGCCAACGCTTGGTGCTGCCACGGCAACCAGCGTCAATGGCCTGACGATCAGTAGCACGACGGGCGTTCTGACGCTTGCAAATGGCAGCACCCTGGCGACGTCAGGCGCGTTCAGCACTACGTTCACGGCAACGGGTGCTACTAGCCTTACGCTGCCGACCACTGGCACCCTGGCGACCACCGCAAACACCGTTGCATCGCTTGGCGGCACGACTGGGACCATTGCCCTTGGGACGGGCCTGTCGATAAGCACCGGCACCCTTAACGTGGCGAACGGTGCGACCGGAACTGTGACGAGCGTGGCTGTCAGCGGCGGCACGACCGGCCTGACGACTACCGGCGGGCCAGTGACGGGCGCTGGGACGATCACCTTCGCCGGCACCCTGGCTGTCGGCTCGGGCGGAACGGGCGTCACGACCAGCACCGGGTCTGGTTCTGTTGTGCTTGGGACCGGACCAACGCTGTCCGCGCCGATCTTCAGCACCATCGTGAACACCGGCACCCTGACGCTGCCGACTAGCACCGACACGCTGGTTGGGCGCGCGACGACCGACACGCTGACCAACAAGCGCGTCACCCCGCGCGTCAATACCGTCACCACGACCGGCACAGTCACGCCCACGGGCGATAGTTCCGACCAGTATGAGGTCATCGCCACCGGAACCCTGACCATCGCCGCACCTTCTGGGACGCCGACTGACGGCCAGAAACTGATGCTGCGGGTGAAGAACAACGGCACGGTGACGGCGCAGACGATCACTTGGACGACGACTTCCGGGGCCTATCGCGTTATCGGTGTGACGCTGCCAACTGCTACACCCAGCAATGCCACAACCGGCGTGGCTTACGTCGGCTGCGTGTATAACTCGGCGGATACGTATTGGGATGTTCTGGCTGTGGGGACGCTGTAATGCTGCGGGTTGCCATCGTGGATGACGTGACCAACATCGTTGACAACATTGTTGTGGCAAACTCGCTCGACGACTGCGGCCAGCCGGGGACGTTCGCCATCGACGTGACTGACGGCCCTCCATGCGCCCCTGGTTGGGTCTACGATCCCGCCACCGGCCTATTCACTGATCCGAGCGTCTAATGGCAACTCGCACCGTCGTCTACACCACGTCCAACACGTCGTCGGGCTATCTTATGCCCTACGACATGGACGCCACACAGCCGTTTCAGTTAATCGCGCTGGGTGCTGGCGGTGGCGGTGGGGTAGGAGCTTTAGAACAAGGTGGCGGCGGTTCTGGCGCATGCGCCTTTACCAGCAATGTTACTGTAACTGCTCCGATTACCCCTGGTCTGACGAAGCTGTATGTGTCCATTGGCGCAGGTTCCAGCGCGGCGGCGGGCGGCGCTACCTGGGCAAATATTGGCACCAATGCAAGCCCTGGCACCGGATCGACTGGAACAAGCGGTGTGCTGGCTGCGGGCGGCG